TGGTTATTTAGATATTGGACCAGTTTCCAATTTATTAGTACCTGCATGGTCGGGTGTTTACTACAAGGTAACTCGTGGAATGGCCAATACCTACGATTCAAACAAACTTGTGGTACTTCCTTACAACGATGGATCAGTCCAAGTAGTCGATGGTTGGGTATTGATTGCAGTTCATAATGGAGATAATAGTTCACTAAAATGGTTGCCTGGAATGGTAACGATTCCTAGTGGAGGAACCTACTACACAAGCACTGGATTATCTTCTTGGGCTACTGGTCCTACTGGACCGACAGGGCCCACCGGACCTACTGGCCCAACTGGCCCTAGTGGACCTCAGGGATTGAAAGGGGATACTGGTAACACTGGTCCTACTGGCCCACAAGGGTTAAAAGGAGACACTGGTAACACTGGACCAACTGGCCCAACTGGTCCTCAAGGGCTAAGAGGGGATACTGGAGCTACCGGACCAACTGGTCCAGGTTCAACAGTTGCAGGACCTCCAGGACCTACTGGCCCTAGTGGTCCTACTGGCCCTAGTGGACCTACTGGATCACCAGGCCCAACTGGACCTACTGGACCTGCAGGATCAACTTCGTATACAGCAGGAGCTTTGTCGAGCACTGGGTTTGGAAGCAGTACTCAGACTTGGTATCAATCTCCATCACCGATTGCAGGATACAACGGTAGCTGGGCAAGTTACTTAATCTCAAGTCACGGAGATGGAGCAACCTACTACAACCAAACTCTAATCATGCCATTCTGGTCAGCACCACAATACACAAGACTAGAGGGTGGTACTCAAAAAGGTCCATATACATTTGTCACTACAGAAAACCTAAGCTCATACTCATTATCAGGCCCTACCGGCCCAACTGGCCCTACTGGAGCTACTGGTCCTACTGGCCCTAGTGGAACTAATGGCGGACCTGGTCCAACTGGACCTCCAGGACCTACTGGACCAAGTGGAACGAATGGCGGACCTGGTCCAACTGGCCCTAGTGGACCCACTGGAGCTAATGGTCGTTCAGCTTACGAGTCTTGGTTAGCTGCAGGTAATAGTGGAACAGAGGCTGCCTTCCTAGCAGCATTGAGAGGAGCTACTGGACCTACTGGACCTACTGGAGCTCCAGGACCTATCGGACCAACTGGACCTACCGGACCTTCAGGAACTGGATCACCTGGACCTACTGGGGCACCTGGCCCAACTGGACCGACTGGTCCCGATGGACCTCCAGGACCTCCAGGATCAGGTGGCGGTGGTACCAGCGGTTATACTGGTGATATCCCAGTTACTGATGGTCGAGGTATGTTTGTACTACAATTTGTTAATGGTTTGCTTGTGAATGTGATGTAATTTTTGTATATTTTAGTTATGAATAATAGACCCACATTTAGACCAACAGAAAATGTAGACCAGACTCAATACTATTGGTTTGAGAATGGTTTTACAGAAGAGGAAGTAAACCATATACACAACTCAGCAATTAAGTATGTAGAACAAGATGCTACAATAATTGGTAATGATCAAGAGGTAGAGGAAGCCATTAGAAAATCAAAAATCAAATGGCTTCCAAATACTCCTGAGTGGGGTTGGTTTTATGATCGTATTGCTGATATGGTAGTAGAAGCAAATAATGCTTTGTGGCACTTTGATCTACATAGTATCATAGATGATATTCAGTACACACAGTATGAAGCAGGTGGAGGTCATTATGACTGGCATGTCGATATTGGACCTTCTACAATCTCGCACAGAAAGGTTTCTGTTGTAGTTCAATTAGCAGACCCCGATGATTATGTGGGTGGCGATTTAGAATTAATGCCAGGTAACTTTTCATTTGCTGTACCACGCAAAAAAGGAGCAGTTGCAATCTTCCCATCATTCATGTTACATAGAGTAACACCAGTAACCGAAGGATTGCGACAAAGTGCAGTTTTATGGGTCGGTGGTGGACATTACAAATAAGGTTTACAAACAAAACAACATATTTATACAAAGAACAACATAAAAACAAAGTTATGGAAAACAAGCAATTTAGCGCAGAAGAACTTGAGCAAATCAAAGTCTTACAAGAGAAGTACAACGTATTAGGTATTCAACTAGTACAATTAAAGTTAGCAAAAAAGAATGCTGAAACCTATCTTAATGGCTTAATCGAGCAAGAGGGATTACTAGAAAATCAGATTGTAGAGACAAACGAGGAAGAAAAGAAGCTAGCTCAAGAATTAGACACAAAATATGGAGCTGGTTCTTTAGATCTTGAGACCGGACAATTTACGCCAAATAGCTAAGGTATTTTAAGGTTTCGCTGTATGTTGTGATATTTATATTCAAACTGATAAAACTACATTACAACAATGGCTGAAAGAATAGTATCACCAGGTGTATTTACAAACGAGAAAGACCTCTCGTTTTTACCTGCAGGTATTGCAGCAATCGGAGCTGCAATCATTGGTCCAACAGTAAAAGGACCTGCTTTTGTACCGACAGTTGTCACTTCATTTGACGACTTTATTGCTAAGTTCGGTGGCTTAAGCGAAGAAACATACGTACCATATGCAGTTAAGAGCTACTTGAATAGCGCTTCAACTGTTACTGTGGTTCGTGTATTGTCTGAGGGAGGCTACAACGCTGACGCAGTACAAATTATCCACACTAACGGAGCTACTACAAGATTAGTTGGTATCATTATGCCAACCACTACTGTAGGTTCTTCTACTGGTAACGGATTCACTAAATCGGACTTTACAGCTTTCCAAGCAGGAAGTGTAACTGGATCTTTTGGATTCCAACTATCTGGTTCAAGCGTAACTGCACAAGCACTTACAGCATCAGCTAACCCAGCAAATGTTAACTCTTTTGCTAACGTACTTGGCCAATCTGTAAAAGGTGGTAAGAAGGGATATATGTACAATTGGTTTGGTGATTACCTAGCAACTACTGTAGGTTTATCCGGATCTGTAAGCTTCGTATCACAATCAGCTAATGCAAAAGTTGACCTATCAGGTTCAGCAGGTGTATACACAAACGCTGAGACTCCATGGATTCAATCCCAAATCATCGGTAACGAGAAACTAAACTTATTTAAGATTCACACTCTTGCTGATGGTACTGACACAAACACTTCATTTAAAGTTGCTGTAATCAACACAACTTTACCTGGAGATGATGCAGGAAGCGATTATGGATCATTCACAGTAGTAGTTCGTGACTACAATGATACAGACCAACGTCCAGTTATCTTAGAATCATTCACTGGTCTTAATTTAGATCCAGATTCATCTAATTACATCGCTCGTCGAATTGGTGATAAAGCTTACTCAGTAAGTTCAGCAGGTGTAGTATCTGTAACTGGAGATTACAACAACATTTCTAAATACATTCGTGTAGAAGTTGATTCAGCTGTATCAGCTAAAGCGATTACAGCAAACGTAAAACCTTTTGGTTTTGCTGCAGTAATCCAGCCAGTATCTTCTAGCTACGCAATGCCAACTGCATCTATGGTGACTCAAAACACCGAGATCAACAGCGCTTACAATAAGAAAGCTTACTACGGATGGAGCTGGTCTTCAGCAGATAATGAAAACTACTTGAAACCATTAGCTCTTGGTACATCAGCAATGAATAATGCTGCATTCAACCTTGATGCTTGTTTCATTCACGCAAGTGCTTCTAAATTAAACGACAGCTCAACATTTGTAGGAGGTTCTTCAATCTCTGCATCATTGTTCGCTGGATTAGATGTAAGCACATTCTTGAAATTTACAATACCATTCCAAGGTGGATTTGATGGTATGGACCCAGCAATCGTTAAGAAAGTAGGTTCAGCAATCACAGCTACTAACTTATTTGGTATGGATTGTTCAACTGCAACTGCAAAAGGTTCAGTAGGATATGTAAAAGCACTTAACGTAATCAGCAACTCTGATGAGTATGATGTTAACTTAATCGTTACTCCAGGTGCTACAATCAAAGATCACTCAGCTATCGTTAACAAAGCTATCGAAGTAGCAGAAGATCGTGGAGATGCATTTGTAATTGCAGATCCAGTTATCCAAGGTCAATCAGCAGCAGCAGCAATTGCAGCAGTAAGTGACTCAGGAATCGATTCTAACTATGTAGGTACTTACTGGCCATGGGTTAAAATCCTAGACACAAACAAGAACAAACCAGTATGGGTTCCACCTAGTGTTGTTGTTCCACGTGTAATGGCTTACAATGATTCAGTAGCTTACGAATGGTTTGCACCAGCTGGTCTAAACCGTGGAGGTATCTCTGAAGCAGTTGATGTTGAATTGAAACTTAACCAAGCTGACAGAAACGACTTATACGAAAACAAGATCAATGCAATCGCAACATTCCCTAACCAAGGAATTTGTATCTGGGGTCAAAAAACTCTACAAGCTAAACCATCAGCTCTTGATCGTATCAATGTAAGACGTTTGATGATCACAATGAAGAAATACATTGCAAGTGCTAGCCGCTACTTGGTATTTGAAAACAATACTACAGCTACACGTCAACGTTTCTTAAACATCGTAACTCCATACTTAGAAACAGTTAAAGCTCGTCAAGGTCTTTATGCTTTCAAAGTTGTAATGGATGAGACTAACAACACACCTGATGTAATCGACAGAAACATCATGTACGGTCAAATTTACTTACAACCAGCTAAAGCAGCAGAATTTATCGTTCTTGACTTTAACATTCTTCCTACTGGAGCAACTTTTGACAACGCTTAATATTTATACAAAAGAGTAACGCAACATGGCAAACTTAATAGAAAACAACGAAATCTTCTACACACCTTACGAACCAAAGGTACAGAATAGATTTATATTACAAGTAGATGGTATTCCATCATTCTTGTGTAAAAAAGTTTCTCGTCCACAATTGGAATGTGGTGAGGTGGTTCTAGATCACATCAACATTATCCGTAAGATGAAGGGTAAGTGTAAGTGGGGAGATATCACAATCTCTATGTATGACGCCATCGTTCCATCAGGTGCGCAAGCAGTAATGGAGTGGGTACGTACAGCTCACGAATCAGTAACCGGTCGTGATGGATATGCAGACTTCTATAAGAAGAACTTCGATATCTTCGTACTAGGTCCAGTTGGTGATAAAATCGAGAACTGGAAAATTTGGGGAGCTTACATCAAAACTGCACAGTTTGGTGATATGGACTGGTCTACTGAGACTCCAGTTGAAATCTCTCTAACACTTGGTATTGACTACGCAGTACTTGAATACTAATTAAGACTGAAAATTAATTTAAAGAAAGCTGACTTAACTGTTGGCTTTCTTTTTTTATTTGCGTATATTTATAGGAGAACCATAGTTACTAAAATAGTTTTATCAATATGACAAAAGTTGTAAACGACGATTACCCAACAAACAATCGCCAACTAACAGACGAAGAGATCAAAGCCAAATTCTTGGCAGACTCAATCAACACAGGAGCTGTTGAAACTTTCACTAAATCAGATACACCAACGGAGGTAATTCCACTTCCAAGTAAAGGATACTTCTATCCAGAAGGACATCCATTAGCTAGTGGTACTATCGAGATGAAGTACATGACCGCTAAGGAGGAGGATATCCTAACATCGCAGAGTCTTATCAAACAAGGTATTGTATTAGATAAATTGTTGCAATCGCTGATTGTTACAAAAATTAACTTCAACGACTTGTTAACTGTTGACAAAAACGCAATCTTTATTGCAGCTCGTATTCTTGCGTATGGTAAGGATTATGAGGTAGAGATCACTTGTCCAAGTTGTGGTGAAAAGTCAAATCATGTAATTGACCTTCAACAATTTGAAGATAAGGAGATCGATTGGGATCGCTTTACAAAAGGTCAAACAACACACAATTTTACATTACCAATCTCTAAAAAAGAGATTACATTGAAGTTTTTAACTCATGGTGATGAAAAGAAAATTGAAGATGCTATCAAGGCTACTAAAAAGCTAAGCCGTCTTACGGGAGTTGATCCTGAGCTTTCAACACGATTGAAACATATGATCGTAGCTGTTGAAGGAGAGACGGATAGAGCTGTAGTTAATAGGTTTGTTGATAGTATGTTGTCTAGAGATTCTTTGGAACTACGTAAATACCTAAAAGAGATTACTCCAGATATCGACACAACATTCTCATTTGAGTGTCCAAGTTGTGGCTTTGAGCAAGAAAAGATGGCATTGCCCATCGGAGTAGGGTTTTTTTGGCCTGGGGTCTGATTACAGGCCCATTCTACAAGATCAGATTTTTGATCTTATGTACTATGGAAAAATGGGTTGGACTTACAACGACCTATACACTCTACCAGTACACCTTAGAAGATACTTCTACCTCAAGTTGGCAGATGTTAAAAAGAAAGAACATGAGGCAGAAAAAGCAGCATACGAAAAAGCAAAATCTGGAAAGAGATAATAAAAGCCAACTTCGGTTGGCTTTCCTTTTTTGACAATATTTATATGAAAATAACTCCATGGCAAACAACAAAGTTCAAGAACTGATTCAGAAGTTGATTCGTGAGGAATTACAAAATCACAAGATCAATGAAGACATCGTTGGTTGGATGACTGGTGTTGGTAGAAAGGTTGCTTACGATATCATTGATAGACGAGCAAAGGGTTTAAGCGGAGCATTATCTTCAGATCCAAAACTGCTAAGATTAGCAAAGGATCTTAAAATCACATCAAGAGATTTAGAAAGTAGAATTAATACACTCCTAGATAAAGACCCACGATTTCTTAGAGCACTAGCAACACAACGTGCAAAACGATATTAATAGATGCAAGATGAATCTATAAACCCAGACTTAGTTAACGAACTCCGCAAAGCCTTAGGTATGGCTAAGAAGGAGATGAAAGAGCTATACGCTATGGGTTCCTTGTATAGTAAATCTCTAACTGGAGCAACTGAGGAAGCTAAGCGATCTAACTTTATATTAGGTCAGCAGAACGGTTTAGTCACTTCTCTTAACAAGTCGATAGAGAAGATGAAGGAAGGAACGAAGGAGAGGTTGCAATTAGAAAATTTAACAAAGCAGGTATTAGAAACAGCTAATGAAATGGCTGCATCAAGAAACCGGTCTATGGCAGATTTGGTTTTGAAGCAGCAGATGGTTAAGCATGGTTTGACAGATGAGTACGCAGAACAAGCTAAAAATTTACAACTACTACTTGATCAAGGCGCAATTACAGAAGGCATATATGATATGCACATTAAGCGTCTTCAAGAGGATCAAAAAAGAGTTAAGCATGTAAAAGAGGAGGTTGAGTTATACGAAGAAATAGCAGCAAAGCAGCTTGAGATTATAGAAGAAGCTGAATCTTGGAAAAAGAGTTTTACTAAGATTTCAGAGACAGCAAAAGCTATTGCTCGTGATCCAAAGGTGATGGGAGCTTTCTTACTCAATGAAGCTGTCAAAGGAATTGAGAAGGGTATTGAAGGTTTTGAAGAGTTTAAGAAACAAGGACTCTCTGCCGGCCAAGCTATGGAAGCTCAAATGAAAACAATGTCGTTTGCATCTATAGCAGGTTTATCGGATACCCAAGGTGTTATGAATGGTGTCATTGAGCAATACGGAAACGTCAATGCACTTAGTGGTGACACTGTGAATGAGCTTGGTAAGATGGCTGTACACTTCGGTATTGCTGGAGCTGAGGCAGCTAAACTAAACGCATCTTTATCTGAGATGCCAGGTGAGACAGCTGAAACTGCAGCACACGCAATGGAGCACGTAGGTCATATGGCTGAGCTTCAAGGAATTGCACCAGGTAAAATTATGAAAGACATGGCTGCAAATACTGGAGCAATGGCTTTATATGGTAAGGGTGGTGCTAAAGCATTTGGTGAATCTGCTATCCAACTTCATAAGATGGGAGTTGAAATAGGCACAGCTGCTAAGATGGCGGATGGCTTATTGGATTTTGAAAGTAGTATCAATAAGCAGATGGAAGCATCTGTGTTATTGGGTAGAGAGATTAATTTAGATAAAGCTCGAGAGTTAGCTTTGAATGGTGATCTTGAGGGATCAACTAAAGAAGTACTTGCAAATATTGGTGGAGCTGCTGAGTTCGAAAAAATGAACGTAATGCAGAAGAAAGCTTTAGCAGAAGCTACTGGAATGACAGTAGAAGAATTGCAAAAGTCTATTGATGCTCAAGAAGAGTCAAATAAATATTTTGGCGAAGGTAGTAGTATAGGAATGAATGCTTTGGGTTATTTAGCAGAGTATGGTAGTAAGGGTGCTTCTTTCTTTAAAGAAAATGGCTTACTAATACTATCCAGTATTCAGTTTTTACAAAACATGAACTTAACCAAGTTCAAAGGATATGCAGCAGATGCAGCACATTGGATAAAAGAGAAGGCTCATTGGGCATGGAAAGCTACTGCAGGAAAACTTATGGGTAAAGGTGGTGGTGCTGTAGATAAACTATCTGAAGTAACTACAGATCAAACTAAAAGTTTATCAGATAAGACAAAAGGAACAGATGCAAAAAAAGGAGGCGGTGTAAAAGGTTTTCTTAAAGGATTGGGAGATGGCTTAGCTAGTATTGGTAAGCAGTTTGCTAATGTTGTTAAGGGTGCCGTTGCTTTAGGTATTACGGGTATTGCTCTAGGTGGATCGTTTGCAGTTGCAATGATGATGCTAGGAGATCAAGATCCGGTTCAAATGTTAGCTGTAGCTGGGTCTTTGAGTATGTTAGGATTAACGGTAGCCATCCTAGGTAAATTAGGGGGACAGATTATACAAGGTGCTGTCGCAATGGTGATATTGGGAGCAGCATTGATTCCAGCAGCATTTGCGTTTAGCATGTTAGGTGGTATAGATATCAAACAAATGGCAGCATTCAGTATTGCATTACCATTATTAGCATTAGCAGCAGCAGGATTAGGATTCTTAATAATCCCTATAACTCTAGGAGCAGCAGCATTAGCAGCATTAGGTGTTGGTATGATTGCAGTAGCTGGAGGTTTGGCTGTACTACAAGCTGCACAAGGTGGTATGGATGTATTTACTAGCTTAACAAACTTAGCATTACAGTCAGCAGGATTAGGATTAGTTGCAATGTCTATTGTATCTATTGGAGCTGGTCTAGGAGTAATGGCGATAGCAGGTCTTGCAGCATTACCAGTAATTGCAGCGTTGACAGGACTAGCAGTTGTAGCACCAGCCTTAGCAGGTTTAGGAATGGCACTTGGTGGAATGTTTGGTGGCGGTGGTGAAGACGAAGATAAGATGGATACGTTGATTGCAAAAATGGATCAACTTATAGCAGTAGCTTCATCAGGTGGTGAAGTTAAGATGGATGGTAAGAAGGTTGGTGAAGTAGTACGTTTAGGATTAAACTCATCAGGAATTAGATAATGGCTCAACTATTTAAAACAATAAGTCTTGAAGAGAGGTTGAAGGCAAGTCCTTACAACACGGCTCCTAGTTTACCAAAACCAACTAAGGAAGTGGAAGGTGCTAGTTTAAAATTAACACCAGAAGCTATAAAGGTTAATAGCCAAATTCTAAAAGCATCAGCATCAAAGCAGCAGAAGTTTAGCTTTCCAACAATTGGAAATTTTAATACGGAGCCTATCTCCAAACTAGCAAGACCGTTTGTTAATGTGAAATTCAGATCCTCAATTAACTTGGCTGATAGATTAAAGCAACCAAAGTTAGGATCTACAACACACTTATCACAATTCTTCTTAGCAGACTTATATACGGATTATATCAAGATAACTCCGTTTGGAATATTTACACACACAAGTAATACAGTATTATCAACACCACCAGCTTCTTTAGCGCAGGGAGGTGTCAATCCAACTATACCAACCTTCATAAGCGAATTAGCACAAGGGATGGTTCTTAGTAATGGTACCTACTACTCGTTCATCAATGTACAAGTACCAGATTACGATAGTTTAATTTTACAAGGAACTTATTTTAGTAATGGTGCATACTCATCGTTAGTAGTACCAACAATAAGCATCAGCTCTCAGAGTTTGGTGCAAGGTGGCATCAATCCAACAAACTCAGTAGGACAAGCCAGCATAGCATTGCTACAAGGGTTAGTAGCAGATCAAGCTAATAATCTTACGAGTTTAATAGTACCACCAGCACCACCAACAAACCTTTTGGAGTTTCCAAATATCGTGGTTGTTAATCCAATAGCAACACCAAACCAAGGTGGTGAGGATCCAGTACAAATAACTTTCCAACCAGAAAGAACGTCACCAATATTGAATGTACTGAAGTACGCAGCTGATAGAGCTTTGGCATTCTTCACACCTACTATAAAGCATGGTAGTGCAGTATTAAGAGGAACAGACTTTCAAACAGCAGTAAGACCAAACCAAGGAACTGCACCAACAAAATTACCACCAATAGATGGTAAGTACTTTGATTACAAAAGCAGTCAAGTATCACCAGTACTATCAAACGCTCTAGATGCCGCAAAGGTTGAGGATGTATTGATGGTGTGGATTGATTGGCAATACGCATTTGCAAAACCAGCTTATTACGATAACAATAACAAAGCTCAAAACTATCTAAGTGTTGAGTATGTTAAGATTGGTGGACAACTGGTTCGTAATCCAAACACCACTTTAGCAAGAGCTTTAGGAGCTAGCACATCCACTGAAAACCTAGCATCGCTAATAAAACAAACAGTACAGTTTCCAAAGTCGACTGGTAATGAGGGAAGTTTGGCATCATACAAAACATTGACGTATGATCAAATCGTAAAGAGAGCTAACGATCCATCAGAACAAAGACCAGACTTCCGTAAAGATTTAGGTATCAATGTAAAAACTAGTACGAGTGTTAATCGTAGAGGTATTGATTCTGGCGCATCTAATGACTTTGTAACGCTACAGATTGCATCAATGACTGGTCAGGGTTCTGTGAAATTCCGATCATTCATTACTTCGTTTAGTGATGGCTGGAGTGTTTCTTGGAATGACTTGAACTATGTCGGTCGTCAAGATACACTAAAGACTTTTAAAGGTGCAACAAGAGCTGGAAGTGTAGCTTTTAAGGTAGCAGCATTCAATCTTACAGACCTAAATGCACAGTACGCTAAACTAAATAAACTAACAAAGATTGCTGCAGTCGGTGCTCCATTGGATGGAGGTTTGTATATTGCAGGACCGTTGTGTAAGTTGACTATAGGTAATTGGTTTACCAATACACCAGTTGTATTTAATTCGGTTAAGTTTGATGTGCAGATGGCTGACTATTCTTGGGATATTGATAAAGAGATGCCACAGCTAGTGGATGTATCTTTAGACTTTGCTGTTCTAGGTGATGTTAGCGGTAAGCCATTGAATGCAGCTTCAAACGATTATTTTAATTACAGATGATAAACAGATACGAAACCATACCACAAAAAACTGGAGACAATGGAAAGCGTGTAGTCCGTTCCATCATCTATCCTCCTATTCCACGTAGTTTAGATGACACGTATATTATCACTACTATCGGTGATAGACTAGACCTACTATCTAACAAGTATTATGGCAATGTTGGTTATTGGTGGATTATCGCACAAGCTAATGAAGTTGGAAAAGGTGATTTGAATTTACCAATAGGTGTACAATTAAGAATACCGAGAAACATAGCAACAATCATTCAAGAATACGAAACACTAAATAGTTAAGGTTATGGGTAGTCCCTTTGGAAAAAAATCAGTGCCTGGATCAACGCAGGCTGAACTTGATCGCCGTGGTACACAATCAGGTGTTACATGGGCTGCAAAACGAATGCCATGGATCCATGTAACAAGTCTATCTAGTGGTTGTGGAGGTAAATTTGTGACGCTATCGAGCAAAGCTAACGCACCTCTCTACGAAACAAACTATATTCGACCACTTCCAATAGTAACTGGTGTCGATGTTAAAAAGCAAGGTGAGTTAGGTACAACACGAAAAGCTACTATCAAACTAACAGCATTCTCAGACGATCAGCTCAGAGAGTTACAAAGATGTTATTTCATTCCTGGAATGGGTTGTAGAGTTGAGTGGGGATGGAATGTGGATGCAGCTGGAACAAAGAGTTTAGGTCCAATTGGTTTAGGAAGGAACACAGCTGATCCAATTGCAATCTGTGCAATGAATAAGCGAGCAGAATCGCAAACACACTACGCAGGTATTCAAGGAATCGTAGCAAACTTTTCATATAGCTTAACTAGGGATAATACCTGGGATTGTAGTATTGAGGTGATAGCTGCATCAGAAGCTGTTGGTGGAAGTAAGGTAGCAACATATAATTGCCCTGATTGTGCTCGAGAATATAAAAACGAAGAGAACGGAGAAGAAAAGAGTGCTGTAGAAAATAAGTCTGATTTATATACGTTTTTTCATGACTTGTGGGAAAACTTTGAAACAGCTAAACCTAAGTACTTGCCAGGCTTACAAACTGTTGCGAGCCAAGATGGTAAGACTGCAGTCATAGCGCAATACAACTATCTAGGTCCACAACGTACAGATAAGGGTGGTGATGATTCTAGTTGGTATGAGGGTGGTATAGTTGGTGCTGTTATAGGTAATGAGGTTGACGCTACAGAAGGTTATATATCATATGCCACACTAGAGGCTGCGATTAACAGGTTTTGTATTCCTACAACGGGAGGCAAATACACTATCGGAAAGCTTTCAAGTAACGATATGCTAATATCAAATCACCCGAGCTTAGAATCCTCAGACCCAAGAGTTTGTATTATTCCGGGTACATCCAAAGCCAATACAATAGCTAAGCCAGTTGGAGGCGGAGGAGCATCAGCTATTCAAGGGGGCAAAGTTGTATTAGACAATATAATGATTAACACTGTTTTTCTGATGCTTGAGTTAGATTCTGTTGAGAGTGGAGGAGATCCAAAACTAACAACATACTTACAAAACGTATTAAGAAAGATTAATGATTGTTGTGGAAACCTGTGGGAGTTTGAGGTGGTATCTACTAGTGAAGATTGCTCAGACCCAAAGAAAGTACCAACTATATCTGTAATAGATGCAAAAATCTACGATCCAGCTCCAGCCTATCAAGTGCCGTCAAAAGCTATTGGTGGTAAGGCTTCTGCGTTGCGTGAAATGAAACTGGATATGAAGATGACTGAGAATATGAAAACTCAGGCACTATATGCAGGTGGATCCAAACAACAAAAGGCAAAAACAGAGTCCGGAGGAAACTGTGGAGCAAATGCGTTGAAGGGATTTACAATGGGAAACAGTCATAAGAATTTAGCAGCACCACCGGCAACAGATCCACCTAAGTGTGATTGTGAGGGAGCTGCACCAAATGAAAAGAAACCTTCGTTTGCCGAATTGTTTGATAATCTTGGTGAGGAGGTAAATGATACAACAGCATCAGCTGCAAGGTCGGCTATTATTGAAGCTTATGGAAAATCTGTAAATGCTGGTAATGATGATCATTGCAAAGGTATGATTGTTCCATTCGAGTTCAGCTTTACAACAGATGGGATTGGTGGTTTCTCCTTTGGTCAGATGGTATCTAGCGATCGTATTCCATCTGAAGTGAGAAGTGCTTACGATTGGCAAGTTACAGCTGTAGAGCATAGCATCACAGCGAACGATTGGACTACTACGGTAAATACGGTAATGAGATATAAGTAATGGCAGTCAATAGAAGAGTCAGCGAATTTTCACCAGGTCGAAACGACAACACCTACCTTTATACAAAGGGTGGCGAGTTTAGTTTGGATGGTGTTGAATATGTTGGTGAGTATCATCTTATTGGGTCTGTTCCTAAGACGGGACCAGTTGCTAATCCTGGTAATCGTGTGTTGCAGAGACTGTACACTAATCCAGACCACTACGTATATGATCGCTTAAAGAATTTTGATGTCACTGTTTTAAACTATGTAGAACCAAAACCATACCTCTACGTACCTACTGAACAAGACTATACTGTAGGATATGACAACAGATACTTTGTTGAGAAGCTTGAGGATGATATGAGTTATGCAATAGAGATTAATCAGGATCAGTATAACCTCATCGGGAAGAGAGGTGGAATTGATGGTGGTTTGTATCCGTCGGTTGTAGTTCGATGGAAGTTGACTGGCAAAAGGTCAGACATCGTATCACATAACGAGATGGAGCTATATAAGGCATCTCTCCAAGTACCTAGTGTAAACTACGCAGTTCGAAACTTTTTAGAGTTTGCCCGCATCACTTTAGTTTGATAATTGAAATAAGTTACGTATAGTTGTCCATATGGTTATGGATACTATTCAGCAGTTACAGGATTTTACAGCTCAGTCTGTATTCCTATATCCTATTGTGGAGGATAGTAGATTACACAACCACTTCAATAAGATTATTGGTTTTGTATTGATCGATACAGAGACTCGCAACACTATAACAATCAGCAACGGACATCCGGAAGGCATCTACAATTCTAACGACCTATCCTTTCTAAAAGATCGTAAAGTATATTGCTACAATTGTATGAGCATGAGATATGCAGGTTATGATGTATCTCAGTTTATAGATTGTAACATGCAGTATTATTTATATACCAACCAACCATACACACCCGATACACCAACTATCATAAACCATTACAATAGGCAATACCAAAACTTCTACAAGGTCAACAGTCTAGTACCTCTATACAAGCATGAGGAGATTGCATTATCGATCTTTGAAGATAGTTGGGTGAAGATTACTCAACCTGGTTTAAGCTTCTATCAAAATGAATTAGCTGAGGCCTTCTATCGTATAGAAAGCAATGGTATCAATGTCAATCGTGATAAGTTTGTAGAACGGTTTGGACAAACACTGAGTCTGAATAAGGAGTATTGTTACACTCAGTACAACTTCTACACAACAACGGGAAGACCTAGTAATCGCTTTGGTGGAATCAACTTTGCAGCATTGAATAAAGAAGATGAGACGAGAGCAGTATTTCAAACGAGATATGATCCAGGTACACTAGTAGAGATTGACTTCAACTCTTATCACCCAAGATTGATTGCTCAGATTATTGGTTATGACTTTGGTAGCGATAATGTGTATGAACACTTAGCGTGCCACTATCATAACACAGATAATCCAACTCAGGAACAGATTGAAGAAGCTAAGGAAGGAACCTTCAGACAATTGTATGGCGGTATCCAACAACAATACCTACACATTCCATTCTTCAGTAAGACAAACGACATGGCAAAGTATCTGTGGAGTAAGGCTGAAGAGGATGGCTATATCGAAAGTCCAATATCAGGTAGAAGACTAATACTAAGCAATTATCAGGACATAACCTTATATACATTATTCAACTACTTTGTGCAGATGTATGAGACTGAGACAAACGTACTCATCTTAAATAAGATACATAAGCTATTGGAGAATAGTAGGGTAAAGCCAGTACTATACACATACGATAGTATTCTATTCGATACACCAGCAGATCAGATTCCGTGGTTGTTGGAGGAAGTTATCCCTCAAGCAATTGATCTCGAGAAGTTCCCAATCAAGATAAAGCACGGTACTACTTACAAAAACCTTAGCGTTTAATCCCAACTCGTGATATTTATTAGCAAAAGATATCATGGCAAAAGGACAGTTGGATGTATTAGAAAGCTTGATCCGCAAGGAGCTTGAAGCATACCTACGTGAGAATAAAATCAAGTTCAAAAGATTGAATGAACTTGAGTCAACTACTAATGCTGCGGATGATCAAAAGGTAGCAGCGTTAAAACAAAAGAAAGCGGACCTAGATAAAAAAGCTGCACAAAATGATGCTGAGATTGCAAAACTCAAACAGCAGATTGACGCGATAGAGAAGAAGTAACAAATGAGACCACAATTATTGTGCACATTCACGTACGTAGACAAACTTACTGTTAGTATTGGTCAGATATACAAAGCGTATAACGCTGACGATGTTTCTAACATGAAGGTGTATTCCTATGTCCAGGTACCTAACAACGTGATTTGTGTATACAACGTATCAACTAGCGAAAGAAGATTGAAAGATACGATATCGATAAACAGAAAGAAAGATACAAATACCTTTTATAGCATTAATGCACTTAACAGCTTAATTAGAGTTCTAAATAACGGCGTACTAGATAAGTCGTTTGCGATCGAATGGCCAAACTATAGGGACACACTCCTTTTAGCTGATGGCGAGTTCAACTGCAAAATGATTCAAATAAAAGAGCTAGCAGTATAAGTTGCTTAATCGAGAAAGGTTGCGTATATTATATAACAGGTAAGGCTATAAGAGTCCAGGGAGGATTTAAAAAAGTTTAGGCACGTAGTTGTCAGTTTGAGAAAAGTTCCCTATATTCGAAGAGTCAATTAAGTTAAACAATTAAAAACAAACAATGTTATGGCGATCAATCTAGACGCAATCAAAGCAAAGCTACAAGCTATGCAACAAGCCAGCACTGGCGGGGGTGGAAACAAAGCAAACGAGTTTCTTTGGAAACCACCAGTAGGAAAATCCCAAGTACGTATCGTACCCTACGCACACGACAAAAACAATCCTTTTATTGAAATGTACTTCCACTATGAGATTGGGAAGCGCACAATGGTATCACCGGTTTCTTATGGCCGACCTGATCCTATTGTTGAGTTTGCTGAGAAGTTGAAGAAGTCTGGAGATAAAGACGATTGGAAGTTGGGAAAAAAGATCGAACCTAAATTCCGAGTGTATGTACCAGTTATTGTACGTGGTGCAGAACATGAAGGTGTTAAGTTCTGGTCATTCGGTAAGCAAATCTACACAGAGTTGTTATCTGTAATTGCTGACCCAGATTATGGTGATATCACAGACTTAATGAATGGTCGTGACTTGACTGTAGAGCACGTTGCTGCAGAGAAAGAGGGAGCCTTCCCATCATTCACAGTACGTGTGAAACCAAACACAACTCCAGCAACAACTGACAAAGAAGTTGCAGAGATGATTGTAAACAACCAAAAGAACATCACAGAGTTGTTTACAGAATTGAGCTACGAAGAAATGACTGAGGCTTTGCAGAAGTGGTTAGACCCTTCAAGTGAAACAGCTGCAGATGGTACTAAGCCAGCTGCTGCAATCACTGGAGCAACTACTGCTACTAAAGCAGACGACATCACTTCAGCATTTGACTCACTATTTAATACCTAAAACTTATGGCAAAGCAGACTAATAAGACACCCGATGAAATTTCGGGAAGGGACGAACTAGCTTCCTTACTAGCGGATAGCTTAAACAAAAAGTTCAAAGACTTTAAGGCTGCGCATTTCCTAAGTGGTGAGGAAGAAACTCCAACAGATTTAACAGAGTGGGTCGGTACCGGCTCCTCTCTGTTAGACCTGGCAATCTCAAACAGACCTGATGGTGGATTTCCAGTAGGTCGTATTGTTGAACTTCAGGGTATGGAAGCTTCAGGAAAGAGTTTGATTGTAGCTCATACACTAGCGAATACGCAGAAGAAAGGTGGACTTGCGGTTTATATTGATACTGAAAATGCATTAAGTGAAGAGTTCTTACGTGCAGTAGGTGTAGATGTTGCTAACATGCTATATGTACCGCTTGAGACAATTGAAGATGCGTTTGAAGCAATCGAGAATATTATCGAGACAGTTCGCAAAAGTTCAAAAGACAGACTAGTAACAATTGCATTGGATTCTGTATCAGCAGCTACTACAAAAGTAGAACAAGATGCTGACTATGAAAAAGATGGTTGGGCTACTACAAAAGCTATCTTGATGTCAAAAGCAATGCGTAAGATTACAAACATTATCGCAAAGCAGAGAGTACTATTATTATGTACATCTCAGTTGCGTGAGAAGATGGGAGTAATGTTTGGAGACAAGTACACTACATCAGGTGGTAAGGCTTTAGGTTTCCATGCAAGCTGTCGCATTCGATTGAAGGGAGTTGGTAAACTGAAAAGTGGATCTGGAAAGACTGAACAAATCATTGGAGTACAGACAGAAGCTCAGGTTATCAAGAACCGTATGGGACCTCCATTTAAGAAAGCTACATTTGACATCTACTTCAATTCTGGTATTGATGATTACAATAGCTGGTTATCTTTGATGAAAGATTATGGAGCACTAAAACAAGCAGGTGCTTACTATACTCTAGTCAATGAGGAGACTGGTGAAGAGATCAAGTTCATGTCCAAAGATTGGAGAGGAATGTTAGAAAAAGATGAAAATCTAAAACAATATTGTTACAATAAAATCTGCAATATCTTCGTTATGAAGTATCGTGATCAAGATCACATCAATCCAGACGAGATATCAGTAGATGATGAAGAGCTAACTGACTAATGATAAATAAGTACCAAGCATTAATAAACGAGCTCAAGTTACGACAGAATGAAAGTGAGGCCGTTCACAAAAACTCAAGAGTGTTGATTGTTGACGGCCTCAACACTTTCATACGAGCTTATGCCGCAAGTCCGGTTACAAATACTAACGGTGAGCATGTAGGAGGAATCTCAGGATTTCTACTCAGTGTAGGTCATGCTATCAAAGCTATCAATCCAACTCGGTTGGTGATAGTGTTTGATGGAAAGGATGGCTCTGCACGTAGGAGGTCTATGTATCCTGACTACAAAGGAAACCGTAAAGTCAAGATTCGATTGAATCGATCAGAGACAGTCGATAAAGAAGATAACCAACTGCAGCAGTTAATGCGATTGACAGAGTACTTGGATATCATGCCAGTTAACACTATCGTTATTGATCGAGCTGAAGCTGATGACGTCATTGCGTATCTTTCTAATGACTACCTAGCAAATAAAGATTCTCAGGTATTCATTATGTCATCGGATAAAGATTTTATGCAGTTAGTAGATAGCCGTGTACATATCTGGAGTCCAACAAAGAAGCAAATGTATTACGTAGATGACGTTGTTGAGCAGTATGGAATCATTCCTCAGAACTTTGCTTTGTATAGAGCGTTGACTGGAGATGATAGTGATAACATTCCTGGAGTAAATGGAGTTGGTACAAAGACGTTACTAGACAAGTTTCCTAAAATAGCAACAGACGTAATGACTGTGGATGACTTTATCGAATACACAAAAGAGCTTCAAGCACAAAGCAAAGCTAAGATATACGATAAAGTACTTCAAGCAGAAGCTGACCTGAGATTGTACTTTGAGATTGTACAGCTTGGAGTTAGCAACATCAACACGAGCAGTAAGATGAAGATCATGGATATGATGGAGCAGCCTACCGATAAGTTGGCTAAGATCAAATTCCACCAGATGCTTATGCTCGATGGTATGACTAATGCGATAAAGAACGTCGAATTATGGCTACGAGAAACTACTACGAAACTTGATCAATATTGTTTGCAAGATTAGAAAAAATTTCGTAAGGTTATAGTATGCAAGTAGAAGATACATTACAGTTTTATGGATCAGCGTTTCAAAACAAAGTCCTATCCATATTAATCAAAGACAGAACTTTCCTACAGCAGGTTCATGATATTATCGATCCTCGATTCTTTTCATCCGAATCTGCTCAATGGCTTGCGAAGACTACCTTAGAATATTTTAACACATACAAGTCCCCACCTACTTTAGAGGTGTTGAAGGTGGAGTTGGATAAGGTCGATATTGACTTATTGAAAACAACCGTTGTAGAGAATATCCGAGAGGTTTTGAAATTCGCAGATGCAGAAGATAGTGAGTATATTAAAGACAAGACTCTAGACTTCTGTAAGAATCAAAAACTAAAAGCAGCTATCTTGAAGTCTGTTGAACTTCTCAAGTCAGGGAAGTACGATGAGATCAAAAGTGGTATTGATGAGGCAATGAAGGCAGGTGCTGATAAGAATATCGGTCACGATTACATTGATGACATTGCTTTACGTTTTGTTGAGAATAAACGAAACACCATTGAGACACCGTGGGATGTAGTTAATGAAATTATGGATGGTGGATTGGGTACTGGTGAGATGGGAGTATTTGTAGCTCCGGCTGGTATTGGTAAGTCGATGGCATTAGTGAACATTGCTGCTTATGCAGCTAAGAAAGGACTGAATGTTATTTACTACACGCTAGAGCTTTCGGAGACTTATGTAGGAGCTCGCTTTGACTCTCACTACTCAGGTATTCCTTCTCAAGACTTAAAGTATCATCAGGAAGAGGTTATTGAAGCTATCAAGGGAGTTAAGGGTAAGTTAGTTGTAAAGTATTACCCAACTAAGACTGCATCAGTTAATACAATATCAGCACATCTAGATAAGTGCATCATGCAGGGTATTAAACCAGATGTTGTTCTTGTCGACTACGCTGACTTGTTGAGAGATACTGGTGTGAAGGGGTCGGTACGAAATGACATCATGCTAGGAAACATTTACGAAGAGTTGCGTGGATTAGCTGGAACATATCAAGTACCTTTGTATACAGCATCGCAAGCAAATCGATCAGCTCTTGAAGAGGATGTTATTGAAGCAGATAAGATTGCTGAGTCGTATGCTAAGGTGATGGTTGCTGACTTTGTAGTATCACTATCTCGTAAGACAGCTGATAAGATTAGTGGTACTGGTAGATGGCACGTTATCAAGAATCGATTCGGACCAGATGGATTGACCTTCCCGAGTAAGATGAATATGGCTACAGCTAAGATTGACATCTATGCAGAAAACACAGTAATGGGTAAAGAAGCTAAGCAATTAATGCAGAATGAAGATGAGGTAGTAAGAAAAGCCTTGGCCAATAAATTTTCTGAATTAAACACGTTAATTTGAGAAAAAAACGCATTGAGACATATTTTTCGCAATATTTATACACATACTAATTTATACAACATTCAAAATCTATGATGACATTATCTAACGAGATCCTTAGTGAGATCACGGTTTTTATGAAATATGCCAAGTATATTCCTGAGCTACAACGAAGAGAGACATGGGAAGAGTTGGTAACACGCAACAAGAACATGCACCTTAAAAAATATCCTAACCTAACGGAAGAGATAGAAGAAGTTTACAAGATGGTGTATGCTAAGAAGATTTTGCCATCAATGAGGTCTATGCAGTTTGCAGGAAAGCCAATTGAGATTTCTCCTAACAGAGTTTACAATTGTGCTTACTTACCAATCGATGACTATCGTGCATTTGGTGAAGCAATGTTCCTATTGCTTGGAGGAACAGGTGTTGGGTACTCAGTACAAAAACATCACGTAGAAGCTCTACCGGAGATTCGCAAACCAAGCGTTAAACGTACAAAGCGATTCTTGATTGCTGACTCTATCGAAGGATGGGCAGATGCAGTTAAGGCTCTTATCAAAAGTTACTTTCACGGAACATCTCGTATGGAGTTTGACTTTTCAGACATCCGTCCAAAAGGTGCTCGTCTAGTTACATCAGGTGGTAAAGCTCCAGGCGCACAACCACTGAAAGAGTGTCTTGTGAAAGTTCAAGGTATTTTAGATGCAAAAGAAAATGGAGACAAATTATCACCAATTGAAGTACATGACATCGTATGTCATATTGCGGATGCAGTCCTTGCCGGAGGTATTCGTAGAGCAGCTCTTATTAGCTTGTTTAGTGCTGACGACGATGAAATGATCGCTTGCAAATCAGGTAACTGGTGGGAAACCAATCCACAACGTGGACGTGCAAACAACTCAGCTGTATTGATGAGACACAAACTTACCAAAGAGTTCTTTATGGATATCTGGAAGCGTGTTGAGTTATCAGGAGCAGGAGAGCCAGGTATCTATTTGACTAACGACAAAGACTGGGGAACTAACCCTTGCTGTGAGATTGCACTACGTCCATTCCAATTCTGTAACTTGTGTGAGGTAAACGTATCGGATATCGAATCACAAGAAGACTTGAATGCTCGTGTGAAAGCAGCGTCATTTATTGGAACACTGCAAGCAGGCTACACAAACTTCCACTACCTACGTGACGTATGGAGACGTACAACTGAGAAGGATGCATTGATCGGAGTGTCTATGACTGGTATCGGATCTGGTACAGTATTAGGATACAACATGAAAGAAGCAGCTAAAGTTGTTAAGGAAGAAAACATTCGTGTAGCAGAGTTGATCGGTATCAATAAGTCAGCTCGTACAACAACCGTTAAGCCAGCTGGTACTACATCACTGACATTAGGAACAAGCTCAGGTATTCACGCATGGCATAATGACTTCTACATCCGTCGTATTCGCGTAGGAAAGAATGAAGCAATTTATAGCTACCTTGCAATCAATCACCCAGAGTTAGTTGAAGATGAGTACTTCCGTCCACATGACACAGCAGTAATCTCTATTCCACAAAAAGCACCAGAAGGAGCGATCCTAAGAACAGAATCACCTTTCCAATTGCTAGAGCGTATTAAGAAAGTACACTTGGAGTGGGTTAAACCAGGACATCGTTCAGGAAACAACACACATAACGTATCTGCTACAGTATCATTGAGAGATGAAGAGTGGGATATGGCTGGTGAGTGGATGTGGGAGAACCGCGATCACTACAACGGTCTATCAGTACTACCTTTCAATGGTGGTACATACACTCAAGCTCCTTTCGAAGATTGTACGGAGGAAGTTTACGAAGAGATGATGAAATCATTGCACAGCATCGACTTATCCAAAGTGATTGAGTTAGATGACACAACAGACCTCAAAGGTGAGGCAGCTTGTGCAGGTGGTGCATGCGAAATCGTGTAAGATGGTTTCGCCGAGTGAGGACTGGATCTTCCAGCTGTATGTAGAGAAGCTTTCAAAGCCGAAACTACAACCTGACGATTTCTACTATGAGGATGGTAGAATGGTAATGACAGAAACATATCACAAACGTAGAGGACGGTGCTGCAACAATGGTTGCAGACACTGCCCCTACAAAGAAAATAAAGTACAACAATGATACTAGGAATGACAGAAGGACCACTTGTAACGGAGTTGCAAGCTAAGTTAAACGTAGAAGCCAATGGGTCGTACAATAGAGCTACACAGTTAGCGATATTGGGTTGGCAGTTAGAGAGAGGTTTACCAGCAAATGGTGAAGTAGATGAAGCAATGTGGATCGAATTATTTGGATCACTACCATCTACAAAAACAAAATTTAATCCCAAAGCAAAGGACTTGGATGGTGATGGTATGGTACAAGAAGGAACACCTTTCGAAAGACCAGCATCAGAAGAATGAGAGATGCAGTTTCATTAGTGGGTAAGCACGTTGTAATCAACGACACCTTATTTAAGATTGAAGATTTTTATTACGTACCAGGAAACCAAGAAACCTTTGTCAAGTTATACAATGACAAAGGTAAGTATTGGTTGAATTATGAGCTATCGAAACTCAGAGAATTTATAGAAGACCAAATTAAGTTATGAAAGTAGCAGTTAAAAAATTACACCCCAACGCAGTTATACCAACATACGCTAAACCAGGAGATGCTGGATTAGACTTAACAGCTGTTGAAGTTATCAACGACGAAGGATTCCAAATCACATACAAAACTGGATTGGCGTTTGAGATTCCATTAGGTTATGTTGGATTGATCTTCCCAAGAAGCTCAGTACGCAATCAGCAAATCATGCTATCAAATTGTGTAGGAGTTATTGACTCAGGTTATCGAGGAGAGATTGAGTTCACCTTTAACAAATTGTCAGGTATTCCATCAAGACGCTATGGCGTTGGCGATAGGGTAGGCCAGATGATTATCATGCCTTATCCAGATATTGAGTTGATAGAGATGAATACACTATCAGAAACCGAAAGAGGTGAAGGTGGTTTTGGATCTTCTGGAAACTAGACTATTTATATTAAACTACACAGATGAAAGAATTAGCGTCAATATTATTACACTCGCAAACACAAACCCACGTATTTCACCTACGAACTAAGTCTTATGCAGCTCACATTGCACTTCAAGCTTACTACGAAGGTATCGATCCACTAGTGGATGGTTTGGTTGAGGCTTATCAAGGTCGTCACGGTATTATTGAGTTTGATGCAGTTGACACTATGGACAATAATGCTGAGAAGGATAGTGTTATCGGTTACTTTGATAAGTTGCTGACGATTGTTGACAAGCTTCGTAAGGATTCTAAATTAGAGGAATCACAATTTCAGAATGATATAGACACAATTGTAACACTAATCTTGTCAACAAAGTACAAATTAGAAAACCTACAATAATGGCTATTAATCTAGATAGAATATTACACGGTAAGTCAAAGGGTACACAACCAATAACTACATCGGTTCAGACCCATGAACCACTATTGCATGCTGACCAGCTAGATGATATCTTACTCGAGTGGTCATATAGACTGCCAAATGGATATCCAACAATCAAGAATGGAAGATTCTCAAATGATAAAGAGCTTGCAATATTGCGAGAGATTCTACAAGAGAGTGGCATTAATGAGATGCCCGACTTCACTAATATAGCACCAATTAAGATGCAATCACCTACTCCAATACGGGAGGAGGAAGATGTACAAATTACAGCCTCTGACTTGGTAAAGTTGCTAGGTAATCCTGATTCTAACTTTTCACAAAAGACATTAGATCGCGTAGCTTCTCTACTCAAGAGACAGGGTAACTACGAGAAGGTTATTGAAGAAAAGATAACAGAATTTTTAGGACCAGATGCAAAGCACGTCGATGCTGTGGTTGATAAGATGTATGCAGGCAACACCGATCAAATGAAGTTAGCTGCATACCTATCAGATCGTTCAATATCGTATACAAGCTTTTTAAATAAGGTAGCTAGCATCAAAGGTACTTTCCAAGGACCTACGGGTCTCTCAGACAAAGCTTTTGAAGAGCTTGTTGTATACAAATGGCAAGACACTCCAGCTCTAGGAATCGTAGAGGTGATGTTGGCGATGTTATTTAAAGGTGGTGCACGACCAACTGGTATGGGAGACTTAGTTGTTGGAGGTAAACCTTTTGAAGTTGGGGGTGTTAATAAAAGACTTCGAGGACAAAAAGGCTTTGGAACAGCAAAAGGATTCCGTGAAGGTTTGTACAAAGGCTATATGTCTTTAGCAACTAAATTAGGTTTAGGTACAACATCGTTATCAGGTACTGCTAAACAAAAACCTGGCATAGAGGTACCAACTGAGACTGCTAGATATGGTAACTCTCAGACAACTGGATGGCCGACTGTGATTGAAGAAGTTAACAAGCAATTTATAGATTTGGGTGGTGAACCATCTAACGAGGAATTGGCTCAAGCAATTGGAAGAGGTTTTATGGGGTTGTTTGAAAAAACAACAGCTACCGATTATAGTTGGATTGCAAAGTACATTAAAAAAGATGGCTCACTTGATCGAGCTGGATTCTATAAAGAATTGGTGTCTTTTAGTTTTGATTACTATATGTCGCAAGGGGGTGATGAAGGTGGAGAGGGTGTTGGCCCAGAACATTTCGTATTAGCTAATAAAGATAACATCCTTATAGTACCAGCATCAGGAGCTGGCTTAGCAAATTTTTATGACAAACTTAAAATAGTATTACCATCCTTTACAGATGGTTCTGGTTTACAGGGTGTTGTAGTTGGACTGACTCTCAAATAAGAGATAAAATAAATTTTAAAAAAGGCTTGCTAACGTAAGCCTTTTTCAGTATATTCGTATACACTTACAATACATACACATGAGTCGTTTCAATTGGTGGAGAAGAGGTAGAAAAAAAC